GTGAGCACCACGATAGTTTAAAAAACTTGCTAGATGTTGTGGCCGTGTTCACAGCGCTTGGCTCTTTTCTGGAAGTGATAACGCCAGTGTTTGGACTTATTGGTGCGATCGTTGGTGTCATGCGTATTTACGAGATGGCGACCGGTAAAGAATTTCACACTCTGTTTAAGAGGAAGAAAGACGATGCCGTCGACAAGTAAAAAGCAACATAACTTCATGGCAGCGATTGCAAACAATCCTGCGTTTGCGAAGAAAGTTGGAGTACCGCAGAGTGTAGGTAAAGACTTCACAGAAGCGGACAAGGGTAAGAAGTTTCGTTCCGGCGGCGTAAGCCGTGCGGATATTCAGAAGGTGAACAAGCCTAAAACCGAACACGGGAAAATGGCTTTTTTTAAAGAAGGTGGATCTACCATGGCTACAAAGAACAACGGCATTACCAAAGCTAAAATGGGCACAGTGCGTACAGCAGCCCCTAGCAAAGACGGCGTTGCCACCAAAGGCAAAACCAAAGGCACAATGATCTCCATGAAGGGTAGCACCCCTCTGGGCATGAAAAAAGGTGGCAAGGCTATGGCTTACGGCGGAAGCTGCAAGTAATATGATGGCGAGTCGCGGTATGGGGGATATTGCCCCCTCTAAAATGCCCACGGGCAAGCGCAAGGCTCGCCGTGATGACACCGACTTTACTCAGTATAAAGATGGTGGCAAAGTGAATGCTGCTGGCAATTACACGAAACCCGGTCTTCGCAAGAAGATTGTGTCTCAAGTAAAAGCCGCAGCAACTCACGGCACTGGCGCAGGCCAGTGGTCGGCACGTAAAGCTCAGCTCGTTGCCAAGAAGTACAAGGCGGCTGGCGGGGGTTACCGAGATTGAAAGCGCCTCAGAAATCGCTCAAAGATTGGGGTGACCAGAAATGGAGAACCAAAAGTGGTAAACCGTCTAGTAAAACGGGTGAGCGGTATCTTCCTGAGGCTGCGATCAAATCTCTTAGCCCTGCGGAATACGCTGCGACTACCAGAGCCAAAAGAGCCGGTAAAAAAGCCGGGAAGCAATTTGTAGCGCAACCTAAAACGATTGCAAAGAAAACGGCAGGATTTAGATGACAACTTCAGGACTCACCTCGTTTAACCTTGACCTCAATGACATGGTCGAGGAGGCTTTTGAACGGGCGGGTTCTGAACTGCGTACGGGCTATGACTTGCGCACAGCACGTCGCTCGTTGAATCTTTTGTTTGCTGACTGGGCAAACCGTGGCGTGAACATGTGGACGTTTGAGCAGAACACCATCACGCTTGTGACTGGCCAGCCTACCTACGCGCTTCCTGATGACACAGTGGACTTGCTTGACCATGTCATCCGAACCAACGCCAATGTAGCCACAAATCAGGCCGACCTGACGATTACGCGGATCAGCATGCCCACGTATGCCACCATCCCAAATAAACTGACTCAGGGTCGCCCTATTCAAGTTTGGATACAGCGTTTGAGCGGTAACTCAAACTTGCTGACTGGTACAGTCCAAGCCAATATCACGGCCACAACCACAACGATTCCTGTAACCTCTTTGGTGGGCATCCCCACAGCAGGCTTCATCCAGATCGGTACAGAGCTGATTGGTTACAACGAGACCAGTCCAGCAGATGGCGCTACGCCTGCATACCTGTACAACTGCACACGCGGTCAAGACGGTACAACAGCCGCAGCCCACAGCACTGGCGCAGCCATGAGCTTGGTTCAGAAGAACAGTATTACTGTATGGCCAACACCGAACCCCGGACAGACATACCAGTTTGTCTACTGGCGCATGCGCCGTATTCAAGACGCTGGTGGCGGTACTAAGACGATGGACGTGCCGTTCCGTTTTGTGCCTTGCTTGGCCGCTGGCTTGGCTTATTACATTGCTTTGAAGGTGCCCGAAGGTTTGGCCCGTTTGGATGTGCTGAAACAGCAGTATGACGAGGCTTGGGATCGCGCCGCTGGTGAAGACCAAGAGAAGGCGGCTGTGCGTTTTGTGCCCCGTCAGATGTTCATTGGGGGCGGTACCTAAATGGGCAACCGGTTTGCGTCAGGCAAGAATGCGATCTCGGAGTGTGATCGCTGCGGCTTTCAGTTTAAGCTGACTGAGCTACGCAAAGAAATTATCAAGACCAAGAACTACAATCTCTTGGTCTGTCGGACATGTTGGGATCCAGATCAGCCGCAGTTGCAGTTGGGTATGTACCCAGTGGATGATCCACAAGGCTTGCGCGATCCACGTCCTGACACAACGTACTACCAAGGCGGTACAACGGGCTTGCAGATCTCAAACACCGGCAGTACGTCGGTTGATGCGGTCGGTTTTCCTTCTGGCGGTAGTAGGGTGTATCAGTGGGGCTGGAACCCTGTTGGTGGGGCAAGCAATTTTGATGATGCTTTGACGTTAAATTACTTGGTAGTTAACGTAGAAGTTGGTACAGTAACGGTTGTAACGACATAAGGAGTCGAACATGGACAAGAAAGATTTAGCTCAAGACAAGAAGATGATTAAGGCCGCTGTGGGCAAGCATGAGAAACACATGCACCCCGGCAAGACGCCTACTAAGCTCAAGGCTGGTGGTAAGACCAACAGCGATATGCTCAAGTATGGCCGCAACATGGCCAAGATCATGAACCAGCGCTCTGTTGGTCGTGGAGGCTAATCATGGCTACATACAAACAAGCTAAAAAAGTTGCCAACGTTGTGGTTGGCGAGATGCCTGTTAAGGAAGCGCTCAAGGCAAACATGGGTGTTGCCAACGAGCGCAGCAACCCTTACCCCGGCACTAAAACTTCTGGCATCAAGATTCGTGGCACAGGCGCGGCGACTAAAGGTGTCATGGCACGAGGCCCAATGGCATGAATTACGCCGCACTCAGCGCTGCTATTCAGGCGTACACGGAGAACACGGAAGCAGATTTCGTGGCTAATATCCCTGTGTTCGTTACGCAGGCTGAGCAGCGTATTTACAACTCAGTTCAGTTTCCGTCTATTCGCAAGAACGTGACGGGTGTGGTATCTACCACCAGCGTGTACTTATCAGCCCCTGACGACTACTTGGCCACGTACTCTTTGGCTGTGATTGACGCAGATGGCAACTACGAATACTTGCTAAACAAAGACGTTAACTTTATCAGGCAGGCATACCCAGATCCAACGGACACAGGTTTGCCACGGTACTACGCGTTATTTGGCCCCACTGTTAGCGGCAGCACCATAACCGACGAGCTGACGTTTATCCTTGGCCCCAAGCCAGATGCTAACTACACAGTTGAGTTGCACTATTACTACTACCCTGAGTCCATCACGGTGGCGGCTGATGGTCGTACATGGCTTGGCGACAACTTTGACTCTGTGCTGCTGTACGCATCTTTGGTTGAGGCTTACACCTACATGAAGGGTGAGGCGGACATGATGCAGTTGTACAACCAGAAGTTCATGGAAGCATTAGCGTTGGCTAAACGTCTGGGTGATGGCATGGAGCGTCAAGACGCGTATCGTTCTGGTCAGTTCCGTCAGAAAGTAACTTGATATGTCACTGACCCAAGGCGCAACCAATTCATTCAAAGTCGGTCTGGCTTCAGGCGACTTCTCGTTTGACTCTTTGGTTGACACTTCTTACAAGATTGCGCTGTACACAGGCAACGCCAATCTTGGCCCCGACACAACTGCATACACAACTACAGGCGAAGCCTCTGGCGGAAGCTACGTGGCAGGCGGCGCGACGTTGACCATTACGCAAATTCCAACGTTGGGTAACCAGACAGGATCAACGGCTGCGGCCTATTGGTCGTTTGCCAACGTAACTTGGACAGGCGCAATCACTGCTCGGGGGGCTTTGATATACAAAGACTTGGGTGGCGGTAGCACAGCGTCTGTTTGCGTGCTTGACTTTGGTTCTGATAAAACCTCGGTTAACACGTTTGTGGTTCAGTTCCCAACCTCTGCATACAACACCGCAATTTTAAGGATCGCGTAATATGGCACTTGTAAACACAACCAAAGGCGAAATGGACGATTCTCTTCTTGAGAAAAAAGAAGGCTTCGTTGATAATGATGACGAATACACCACTTGGGTGGAGTATTGGTTGGATGGGGAACTTGTCCACCGTTCGGTGCACGTTCAATTAAAGAAATCAGTGGTACTCTCCGCTGCTACAGCTTCTTTCGAGTAAAGGAAAAATCATGGCAAATACTCAAGCAATGTGCACCTCGTTCATGAGCGAACTCATGACTGCAACGCACAACTTCACTACCGGTACAGGCAATAGTTTCAAAGCTGCTTTGTACTTGGCTTCTGCCACAGTGAACGCTTCAACAACAGCGTACTCATCTACTGGTGAAGTAACTGGCACAAACTATTCTGCTGGCGGCGTGTCTGTGACAAACGGCACATCCCCGTTGTCTACCAACTCTTCAGCTACTGCTGGTGTTGCATACTGGACACCAACAGCAAGCATTACCTACACAAACGTAACTTTGAGCACTGCGTTTGATGCTGTGTTGATTTACAACTCTTCGGCTTCTAACAAGGCTGTCAGCGTGCACACCTTCGGTTCACAGACTGTGACTGCTGGTACGTTCACTTTGACAATGCCTTCAAACACCACATCAACTGCGTTGCTGCGTTTGGCTACAACCTGATCCTCCTAGATAGGAGGGCAGTAAATGACAACCGCATGGGGCGCAGGCTCGTGGGGCAGTAATAGCTGGGGAGGTCAGCAGTCTGAACTCTCTGGCGTTGCCGCGTCTGGTGCTGTTGGAACGCTGACACCTGAGACTATCTATGCTGTAGAGATTACAGGCGTAGAGGCAATAGGAGCGGTCGGTGCTGCGGTAGGTGTTGTTACAGTTGCGCTTACTGGCGTTTCTGCTATAGGCGTACCGGGGGAGCTTTCTATTCCCGGGCGTGAGGCAGGCATTGAGGGTGTTGGAGCGGTTGGCTCTGTTGGTTCTGTTGTTGGGTCTTCGGATGAGCAAGAAGACGGCGTTATTGCTACAGGCTCTGTTGGTACGGTTGGTATCACTAGAACAGTCGCAATCTCCGGTGTCGGGGCTACGGGTGATGTTGGTACAGTAGGATTTACTTACGGCGCAAACATCAACGGAAACGAAGCCACAGGTTCTGTTGGAAGCGCTGGATCTAATCGTACAGTTGCGATTTCTGGTGTTGAAGCTTCTGGCGCGGTTGGGGATGTGATCTTTAACTGGGCGATAGTTTCTGTTTCAGCAGCAGGCGAGGTCGGTACTGTCTCGATGGGTGAGCGGACTGTTGCGCTGTCTGGTGTGTTGGCTTCTGGATTACTTGGTGAAGATGTTCCAGTTAAAGCAATAGCCATTACAGGCGTAGCTGCGACGGGTAATGCGGGTAATGTGATCGGCCAGCGTTTGGTGGCAGTGACAGGTTCGCAGGCGATGGGTAATGTTGGAAATTTTGGTAAGTTCTATTGGTCGTTAATTGATGACAGCGAGAACGCAAACTGGCAGAATATCAATACGGTGTAGCCGAGTGCTGCACAAAGACAGGAGTTTTAAATGACTACAGGCGCAACGGGGCAACTAGGCTTAGCTCTCCCAGTACAGGGCGAGCTCTCCGGCACATGGGGCGATACCGTCAACAACGGTATTACTGAGTACACCAATATCGCTATTGCAGCTACGCTGACGCTGACAGATGACGGCGCTGTAACACTTGCCAATACAACAGGCGATGCTTCGGCTTCCAACATCACATCCAGCCTGACAGGTGCGGGTACGGTTACGGCTCAGTTTGCGATCGTCAAGATCACGGGTACGTTAACAGCTACAAAAGTGGTAACGGCTCCAAGCTACAGCAAAACTTATGTTGTGGACAACACAACCGCTACCTACGGTGTAACGTTCAAAGCCTCTGGCCAAACGGGTGTCACTGTTGCCGCTGGCGAGAAGTGCACTGTGTACTACAACGGCACAGACTACGTGAAAGTGGCTTCTAGCGTTACGGACGGCGTTTCAACAATTAGCTTTGGCTCCACCGGCCTGACCCCCAACTCAGCGACTTCTGGTGCTGTAACTGTTGGCGGTACTTTGGCGGTTGGCAGCGGCGGTACAGGGCTTACAACAACCACAGCGTATAGTGTATTGTTTACAGGCACAACTAGCACAGGCGCTTTCCAAGACTCTGCTGGCCCCGGTACAGCAGGTTATATTCTCACAAGTAATGGTGCAGGCGCGTTACCAACGTTCCAAGCGTCTTCTGGTGTTACAACAGGTAAATCCATCGCAATGGCGATGATCTTCGGGTTCTAAGGAGCAAACATGGCAAATCCAAATATCGTCGCCGTCACGAGCATCTACGGCAACACTTCATACTTGATCCCAACAGGGACAAGCGCAACAGCATGGACAGCACTGACACCTGCTGCTGGCACGGTTAACAAGCTGGACAACATCGTTGCATCTAACGTAACAGGTTCTGCGGCCAATATCACTGTGTCTGTCAACAGCGCAACAGGTGGTGGCGGTACAGCCTATCGTATCGTTTACCAAGTTAGCGTGCCTGCTAACGCATCTTTGATTGTTATTGATAAAACAACAGCCATCTATGTTGGTGAGTCCCAGTCAATCGTAGTTACGTCTGGTACATCTAATGCGATTGAACTGACAGCCTCATACGAAGCCATTACTTCTTGATAGGGGGATAACCCATGTCGATGCGCTATCAAGCTGGTATTGTTTTACCGGGGTACAACGCCCTGAAGGTTGCTAACGCCCCTACGATTGGAACTGCTACGGCAGGGTCTTCGCAAGTATCTGTGGCTTTTACAGCGCCAGCTTGTACTGGTGGCGGGGCAATCTCTTCGTATACAGCGTATTGCACTACCACGGGAACAAACACAGCATCTGGTGGTTCATCTCCACTAATTGTTACCGGTCTATCAAACTGCACTGCATACACATTTAAAGTATTTGCAACTAACGCCTACGGCCCCAGCTATCCTAGCGCGGCAAGCAACAGCGCGACTCCTATTGCACAAGGACAGCAAGCATACACAAGCCCCGGAACATATTCTTGGATTGCTCCTTCTGGAGTATCTTCTGTGTCGGTCGTTGTAGTTGGTATTGGCGCTCCCGGCACTAACGGAAATAGTTGCGTTGGTGGCCGAGGCGGTAACGGCGGAGGTCTTGGTTATAAAAACAACTATTCTGTTACGCCCGGCAATTCTTACTCATTGCGCGTTGCCGGTTGTGACGGTGTGGATAGTTATTTTGTTTCTACTGCAGTGGTTAAAGGCGGTTCTGGCGGCGCTGGCGGCACATACACTGGTGATGCCGGTGGAAACGGCGGAACATCTGGCTGCACCTCAAGC